GCTAAAATATTTCGCAAAGTAGCACATAAAGTTTATCGCATTATGCTTAAAAAAGGAATGACTACTCGTAACGTAAAATTTTTGAATTCGGTTTAAAATGACAGTTATTAGCGTATCTATAGAAGAATCTTCAGAACAAATAATGTCAGGTATTCCAAAATATCTTACAATAACAACTAATGTTACTGCCGTTATTTTCTATACATTGGATGGAACAACTCCAACTTTATTCTCTGAAATATATACTGGTCCAATATACCTGCCAACTGACAAACTGTCAGTTATTTTTAAAGTTTTTGCAAATGATGGGATAACTAGCTCTTCCATTTTAACCGAAACATATCAAACTAATATAATAGGAAATACAAGATTAGCTCACTCGGGCACGGACGCACAGGCGGGTGAAAATCTTCCAGGCGTTTATCCATTCGGAACCAATCCGCTTCAACCAACTACAACATTTACCAGCTCCGCTGAAGTTGGTGTTACAGTTTTAAATCCTGAGTTACCATCTACAAGCACAGGGTTTGATGGTTCTGGCAATGAAACAGGCTTTACAAACGAGCCATATAATATTGAAAATTATCAAATTAATTATTCTACAAGAGATGCAATCGGACAGTCTGGATTAGGAATAGGTACGTTGCCTGCAAAAACAACCATTAATCCAGCAGTTTCAGATCCAGAAGAAACAAATCAATTTACTGCAACTTTTAATCCAAGAGCATTTGTTATTTTTCAAGATTTTAGTAAGGCAACGCCAAGCGATCCAGCACAAATTAATAGGCAATTTTTTACACTAGAAGATGGCGAAAAAGCAAGAGATGGCAACGCTTATTATAATAGCGGACTTGATGCGCCACCAGTTAGCGGATCCTTTCTAAGATCACATTATAATCCAAAAGATAATACAATGAATTATTATTATTTAGATACATGGACGAACAAATGGATAATCTCAAAACAACAATATGTTAAGACTGGTTCATTTGACGGAAATATGTCAGGAGTAGTTAATAATCGAGCAAAAGGCTCGCAATACGTATTCGAGTGGTTAAGTTTTACAAGGCGTGTATTATTCTAAACAGCTGATATATAATTATGTATGGAAACGCGCATATGTAATATTTGTAACGTAGATAAAAAGCTTTCTGAACAATTTTATAGAAAATCTACCTTCTTAAGAAAAGATGGAACTAAAGGTATTTCATTTATGAGAAAGTGTCTTGTTTGTCATAATAAATGGCAAATAGAAAATTATCTAAATAATCAGCTTCCAAAAGAAGATAGTGAATATGACACATGTAAATATTGTAAACAAAGATTATTAAATAGTGAATTTGAAACTATGTTCATGTGTTTTGCTTGTTTTAAAAACAAAAAATCAAAGCAAGACAAGCAATATCGAATTGAGCATAAATTAGAGAAATCCGCCAAGGATAAAGAATATCAAATCAAAAATAAAAAGATTATTGCTGAAAAGAAAAAAGATTACTATTTGGCAAACAAGACACACTTTATAGCCCGAGGCGCTCGTAACGAGAAAAAGCGCCGCCTTACTGATCCCGCGTTTAGATTAAGAAAATGTGTTTCAGCCTCTATACGCAAATGCATTAACAAAAAGAATTTTTCGTTCACAAAGTTCGTGCCATATTCGATTCAAGAGTTAAAATCTCATCTTGAAACAAATTTTGAACCATGGATGAATTGGAACAACCATGGTATTTACAGATTAGATGAATGGGATGATAATGATCAGTCTACATGGAAATGGAATATTGATCATATAGTTCCACATAGTAAATTTAAATATTCTTCAATGAAAGATAAGGCATTTCAAGAATGTTGGGAGCTTTCTAATTTAAGACCATATTCTGCTAAACAAAATATTATAGATAATGATAGAAAATGAAATTTGGCGATCTACAATTAAGTGATTGGAAAATTATAGGCAATGATAGTGTTATAAATCACATTAGGCAAGATGTAAAATTTGATCCAAAATATTATAATGATGATAATTATGTGTGTTTAATTCCAGATTGGTTTAATAATGAAGATTGTAGCGTGCATCATAAAGTGTGGCTTCCAGTTTTTAGAGGTAAATTAGAATTTTTAGATAATATTTTTAAAGCTTCTCATAAAAACATAATACTATTATATTCTGAAGTTGAAGTTGCAAAACAATATGTAGATAATTTTTTGATTAGAGTTAACAGTCTTAAAGCATTCGCATGAAATTTGGAAATCTTAATTTAAAAGAGTGGGTCTATTGTAGTTCGCATGAATGGGCACGATATGAAGATCATTTCTTTTCATCAGGAAGCGTTCATATTTTAAAAAATTATCAAGTCCATGATGATGGCGCTTGGTATATTCATTTTCATGGAGCACTATCTTTTCTAAATAATATTTACGGAAATACTGGCGCAAAAGTTTTTAATTGGAATGAGGAAAAAGAAGCGATGAAATATGTTGATGAATTTATGTCGCGCATGCATAAGTTAAGAATTTTTACGTGATATCTGCTAATAATTTTGTATCGAAAGTATGAATACGTCATTTAAATGTAAATTATGTTCTGAAACAGATCAGGATAAATTTCGTTCAAAAATTGTTAGAGGAAAAACATATTATGAGAAGTTTTGCAAATCTTGTGAAGCAAAGAAAGCACTAGAATATTATCATTCTCATAAAATTGAGCGCGCCAAGTATCAAAAAGAATATCTTTCAAAAAATAAAGAAATTGTAAAAATAAAGAAAAAAGAATATGACAAAGATAGGTATCCTTTAATTAAAGAAAATAAAATTGTTCAAAGCAAGTCTTATGCTAAAAATAATAGATCATTAATAAACGCTAATAAAAAATTAAAAAGAAAATTGGACCCGGCATATAGATTGCGACACTATATTTCTTGCAGAATTAGAAAAATATTAAAACAATCAGGATTCAAAAAAAATGATTCTTGCATTAAATATTTAGATTATTCTTTCCAACAATTAAAAAAGCACATAGAAAGTAAATTTGAATCATGGATGACCTGGGATAATCATGGCGTTTACAATTCTATTAATTGGAATGATAAGGATTCGTCTACATGGACTTGGCAATTAGATCATATTATCCCTCAAAGCGATCTGCTATATACAAGTATGCAAGATGATAATTTTAAGAAATGTTGGGCTCTTAACAATTTAAGACCATTAAGTGCTAAGATAAATAATTTAGATGGTACAAGTAGAAAAAGACATGCAAAATAATTTAGAAGATTTAAGGCTAAGTGTATCAAAAACCAAATGTTTTAATCAATGTAGAAAACAATTTGAGTTTTCTTATATTTTAAAATTACCTAAAAAAGATCACGATTATCATACATTTGGAAAATTTTGTCATAAAGTATTAGAAGATTTTCATAATGCTTATGTTAAAAATGGTTCAATAGAACCATATAACGTTGAAATGGGCAGAGCTTTTAAAGCTGCTATGGTAGAATTTAAAGAAAATATGACGCCCGAAATGAAAAAAGATTGTTGGGCAATTATTGACAAATATTTACGAATGATTAGCAACGATAAAAAAAATAATTTAACCGCTAACATTATTGAGGTCGAGAAAAATTTTAGCTTTCCAATTGGAGAAAATGTTGTATTGAATGGAATGATAGATAGAATACAAATAGATAGTGATAATATTTTACATGTTGCAGATTATAAAACTACCAAAAATAAAAAGTATTTAAAAAATGATTGGTTTCAGCTATTAACTTATGCATTTGTAATGTTAATGGAAGACCCCTCTATTAAGAAAATAAGGGCATCTTATATATTATTAAGACACGATTTTGAATATATTACTACTGAGTTTTCAATTTCTGATATAATGAAAATTAAAGACAAGTATATAGATTATGCCAATCAGATTAGAGCAGAAAAAGAATATGCTCCAAATCCACAAATTTTGTGTCGATACTGCGATCATTCTAGCATATGTCCAGAAGGTAAAAAAATGTTAGAGCCTTCTAAGATATATGGAGAAGTTTCGTATTGAAATGAAAAAAAATGTAATAAATGCAATCAAATAAAGAATTTTCCCGAAGATTTTACAGTAGGGAAGAATTTTTGCAAGAAATGTAGAAATAGTTATTTAAAATGGCAAAGAGCAAGAGTCGGCTTATCGAAAGAAAAATGCTAAAAAAATCTTTAAAAGAGTTAAAAAATTTGTTAGTGAAAATAGAGAAATCCTTAATCTTAAATTATGGATGAATTGGGATAATTGGGGAGTTTATAAAGCTAATGGTTGGAACGATGATGATCAATCTACTTGGACTTGGCAGATTGATCATATAATTCCTCAATCTACATTACCATATTCTTCGATGAACGATGATAATTTTCAAAAATGTTGGGCATTAAATAATTTAAGACCCTATTCCGCTAAATTAAATAATTTAGATGGCGTTAAAAGAACAAGACTTTTTTAATAAAATTGACAGCCGCCCGTTTGATAGCTATATTGTATGTGAGCCACCAACCATATTAAAGGATTTAATTTATATTAAAGACATTAATAAGTTAAAACGAAAAATGAATAAAGTCTGACTGCATAAAGCAGTCAATGAAATTATTGAACAGCTTATTGCTAATGAAAATGAAGATATGGTGCGCACTGGCTCATATCTGCTCGCTCGATATGAGCCCACCGCGCTTGAAGTTAAGTTTATAATGGATGTTAATTCTGCTCCACCTTCAAGCACAAACCCCTTTCAAATCTATTGTAACCCCAAAATAGATTTAAATAAATAATAGAGGACAAAATGGATATCACTGTAAATGAAATTGAAGCTTGCAAATTATCAATAAATTATGTGGCTGACGCCGGACAAATTCTTAATAAACGAGGCGAGATTCTTAATGCATTTAAGAAGGCGCCAGTACCAGGATTTAGACCAGGTAAAGCATCTATTGATGCAATTAAAAATCATTATCATAAGCAAATAGAAGAGTCTCTTAAAAGGGCACTAGCTGAAGATGCTTATCATAACGTTTTATTTGAGAAGAAAATAAAGCCACATGGAGCGCCGAAATTTAATTCATTATTATTGGCTGATGGCAAATTTACTTGTGATTTTGATTTATTTACTAAGCCTGATTTTGAATTAGCAGAATTTAAAGATTTAAATATACCAAAGCCACATGCAGCTCTATCAGAAATAGAAATGGTAGAAAGAATGATGCAAGAACTTCGCGTTCGTTTTGGCGATGTTTCTGCTTATGGCGAAAATGATTTTATTCAAACTGGCGATAATGTTATTTTAGATTATGAAAGCACAATTGATGGCGTTCGAGTTGACAACCTCTGTGCAGAAGGCGAAATGCTTACAGTTGGCGCAAGTAAGCTTAAAGTAATTGATGATAATATTTTGGGCATGACAATTGGCGATACAAGAGAATTTGACTTCTCCGTTCCAGAAGCCGGTCTTCCATCTTTATCTGGTAAAAATGTTCATTTTAAGGTAACATTAAATACTGGATCTAAGACTGTTCCTTGTCCATTGAATGATGAGCTTGCTAACAAAATTGGTCAAAAGAATATTGAAGAGCTAAGAGCTTTTGTTCATAGCGCTGCTATGGGCAAATTAGCTACACAAGAAAAAGCTGCTCTTAATGAGGCAGTTGCAGTAAGGCTTGTTTCAGATAATACAGTAAGTGTTCCCAATTGGATGACATTATCTGAAGCACAATACCTTGCGCATCAATCCCAATTAAATTGGGAAACAATGGCAGACGAAGATAAAGAAAAGTACATGGAAATGTCAGAGAAAAACGTTAAATTATCTTTAATTTTAGATAGAGTTAGAGAGACTGAGCCATTAGCACAGTTAACTGATCAAGAAGTTTTTGACGTGATTAAAAGAAATTTGTCTAACACTAAATTAAAAACACCTTTAGATGATATTATTAAGGAAATGAATAGAACTGGATATCTACAAATTTTATTCTCTAGAATTAGAGATGAGCACGCGTTAGATTTTATTGTAAAGTCAGTTAAATTAATAGATTGAGGAGAAATTGAAATGAGTAAAAAAGACGATAACGATCCGACAACGTTTCCAGAAAAATACGCTAAAGTTCTTAAAGAACTGCCAGAGTTTAAAGATACTGCTGATGCTGCAAGCACTGATGATTTGAAGAAAATAATCATTACTTGTGAAGGTAATATTTTTACAATGGAAAAAGAAAAAGACGAAGACGTTAAATTAAATGGAGCTAAAGAGTTAGCAAAAGAATATGCCGCACCTTATAGAGATGCTGCAAAAGTTCAGATGACAAAAATTAAATATGCATTATTTTTATTAGAATCTAAAGGCGTGAATTTAGATAATAAGGATTAATGTGAAATTAGAGAGATTTACAACACAGTCTTGTTGTGGAGGACTGTCTGTTATTTTCAAAATAGGAAAGCCTATTACTAAAGAAATATTAAATACTTTTATAAATTTTGGATTTGTAGAATCTGCACATTTTACTAAAGCCGGAATTCTATATGCTACTAATGCGGACTTTATATTGACAGGTCCATTTGGATCCGATAAGCTGCAGGTTAAGTGTAAAAAGTCTGATTGTGACCAAAAGCTTAATGATTTCGAAAGCTTACTTCTAAATTTGGAGTGAATTATGGCTTATGGTGCTGGAACCTTGGAACATACTAGAAGAAAATTCGCTAGAACTCATGAATTAATATTTGTTTCATATCATGAAGCGGGTCATGCAGTATACGGATTACTTCATTTTATGATGATTGGACCGGTCTATGTGCTCGAAACTAAAAAGCAAAAGAGAATTTGGGGCATGACTCATTTCGAATCTGTGCTAGATTCTAAGAAAATTACAGACGATTCTTTAATTGCAGAGAGATTACATTCGGAAATCTGTATGCAATACGCCGGTTTAACTACCGAAAAGTATCATTATAAGACCATTTCTGGTTCAGATAAATTTCCAATGACCTTAAAACAAGGGTCTGAAAGTGATACTTTTGCAGCAGCATCATTAATTAGGCAATATAATTTAGCCCCTCCAGGCAGAAAAAGATATGCTTATAAAAAGAAACTTATAAAAGAAACTTTAAATGAACTCAAAGATAATTGGGATGCAGTAACTTTAGTTGCTCATGCGTTGTTTGAAAAGAAAAGATTAAGCTTTTTAGATTTACAAAATTTATTAATTAAAAAATCTAAAAACAAATCTTTTTGGAAAGAACAATTTAAGATAATAAATTATATTTTTGAAAATCGTGACTCTCTTGACATTAAAGAATTAAAATCTATATTGTCTATCTAAGGCGTGATCCGCCACTTCACCGTATTCCCTGACAATACATGCGCAGTTTACGTTTATTAAACTGGTGTGCGATTAAATTCGCCTGATATGCTTTGTTATAATACTTAACCAACAGGAAAGTACTATGACTAATTTCGTGTCGCTACACAATCAAACTGATTTCTCTATTCTTGATTCTCTAATTTCTCCTAAAGCGCTTTTAAATCGAGCCAAAGAGCTTGGGCAGCCTGCCGTAGCAATTACGGACCATGGCACTTTAGCATCTGCGTGGGACGCCTGGAAAGCATCAAAAGATACTGACACCAAGTTAATTATTGGATGTGAATGTTATTTTCAGAATGATGCATCAAATATTGCTGAAAAATTCCGTCACATTGTGCTTATTGCTAAAAATGCAATTGGATATAGAAATTTATTAACTTTAAATAAAAAGGGATTTGATCAAAGTTCTTTTGTCGGCAAACGAGTTTATTCTGTTATTGATTGGAAGCTTTTAGAAAAACACACTGATGGTTTAATTTGTTTAACTGCTTGCGGAAACGGTATCGTTAGCCAACTCTTAATGAATAAGAAATATGATGAAGCTGAAGAAACTCTTCTTAGGTTAAAATCTCTATTTGGAGATAATCTAGGAGTTGAGGTACAACCTAACAACATGAAGCGCGGGTCAAACGTTTATAATGATGAGATTGATCAGCAATTTATTAATCGTCGTTTAATCGAGCTTGGCAAAAAACATAATATTAAAATTGTGCCAGCTTGCAACGCTCATTATCTAAAAAAAGAAGACGCCGCCGCGCACGACGTTTTCTTAGCCATTGGCGCGCACCAACCAATATTTTCTAATTTTAGATTAAAATATACGACGCCAGATTTCTATTTAAAAGATGCGTCAGAAATTAAAGCCTTCTTCTCAAGAAATTATGGGGACGAATTTGCAGAAGAGATTTGCAATAATACAATTTATTTTTCTGATTTATGTGAAAAGCCAGAATGGATTGATCCTAAATTTTCCAACCCTTCCGGTAAAGAGCTTCCAATTTTTCCGGTCAAAGATGAACCAGATTATGTGGAGTTCTGCGAATGGTCAGCTCTTTTAGATGATAATATTAAGCATTTAGAAGAAGATAAATTATTTTTACGATATAAATGCGATAAGCTTTTTGATTCTCGAATCAGAGAGCTTACTCATGAAAAACGTGTAGAGTATGCTGCTCGTTTAGTGGAAGAGATTGAGGTTTTCGAATTTCATGGATTCTCTAGTTATATGTTAATTGTTGCCGATTATATTCAATGGGCAAGAGATCACGACATCGCAGTTGGTGATGGTCGAGGATCTGTTGGCGGATCTTTAATTGCTTTCATATTAGGAATTCATCAAGCCGATCCAATTAAGTATAATTTGATTTTTGCAAGATTTCATAATATGGAGAAGTCAAGCTTTCCAGATATTGATAGCGATTTCGCTCCAACCGGGCGTCCGCTAGTTCAAGAATATTTAAAAAATAAATATGGTAATGATCATGTGGCGCACGTATCTAACGTAAACACAATTACGCCTAAAGTATACGTTCGAGATATTGCCAGATCATGTGAACTAGGTGGATCTCGCGATGAAGCAGTTAAAATCGGCAACGATGTTGCAAATTGTATTCCAGCAGATATTCATTCAATTGATGACGCCCTCGCAAAAGTACCATTGTTTGCAGAATACTGTATAAAATATCCAGAATTTATTACGTATAAAGAAATTTGTGGCAAATATCGTGCATGGTCTACCCACGCTGGTGGCATTATTATTTCAGCTAGACCATTAACAGGATTGATCCCTCTTAGAAAAGACAAGGATGGCGCACTTGCTATCGAATATGATAAGGACAAAGCTGAAGAAAATGGGCTAGTAAAGATGGATACGCTCGGGCTATCTACGCTAGATACTATTAGTGAAACTTATAAAATTATTAAACAGCGCGGTAAAGAAATTCCACAAGCTCAATTAAATTGTGATAATGAAGATCAGCTTACTTATGATTTAATTGCTAAAGGAGATACCTTCTGTGTATTCCAGCTTGGAACAAGCGCTGGTACCGTTGATTTGTGCAAACGTATTAAGCCTGCAAATATTAATGATTTGGCAAATATTAACGCTTTAGCTCGCCCTTCCGCACGAGACATGCGTAATGATTTCATTGCTACTAGAGATGGTAAGAAAAAGATGGCATTATTGCACCCAAGCCTCGGTCGTGCTTTTAATAGCACGTATGGTTTCGGATTGTATGAAGAGTGTCTTATGTATTTGGCGCAGGACGTTGCTGGCTGGAGTTTACATTCAGCCGACCGTCTTCGTAAATTAACCAAGGAAAAGGGAAAGAACCCCAAGAAGGCTCAAGCTTGGAGATTAGAATTTATTACTGATGCGACTAAGAAGGGCGTCAATGAAGAAATTGCTAAGCGCATTTGGGACGAAGTTGTTGATAAGTTTCAGGGCTACGGCTTCAATGTAAGTCACGCCGTGCTCTATTCTATGATTGGTTATAAGACTGCTTATTTGAAAGCACATTTTCCAATTGAATTCTTGCTGGCTAATTTAATGGCTGAAGTAAAATCAAATAATCCAGATGCCAAAGTTAATATTACAAAAATTAAGAAAGAACTAAAAGCTCACAAAGTTAAAATTACTCCTCCAGATATTAATCAGTCTCAACTAGCATATACTATTTCAGAAAATAACAAGCTATTAACTGGATTAGACGCTTTAAAATTTGTTGGAGATGATGCTATCAAAGATATTATTGAGAAGAGACCGTTTACTAGTTTTTTTGATTTTATGGCGCGAGTTGATTCTAAAAAGGTTAGAGCAAATAGTATTCAGGCTTTGGCAGCCGCTGGCGCGCTAGATGCTTTCAAGGTTCCAAGAAAGATTATATTTCAATATTGTTCAGACTATCGTAAAAAATTACAAGTTTGGATGAAGAAGCATGATCCTAAAGTTGACGAATTTGTTTATCCATGGCCAAAAGAAACAGATTGGTCTTTATCAGAGCTATATGCTTTAGAGCAATTTTATTTGAATGAAGCTTTTGTGTGTAAGCCAGCAGATGCTTATGGAAAGTTTTTCAAAGATGAACATAGTACTGTTGCAGATGTTAGAAGAGCAAAAGATAAAACAACCATTACATCTATGAAAGTTATTGTTAGAGACTTTTTTGAATTTAAAGTAAAGAAGGAGGGTAGCAAGTATTATGGACAGTCTATGATTAAGGCAGTAGTAGAAGATAAAAATGGCGATCAATGTAAATTAACTATTTTTCCAGATAGATGGAAAATGGTTCAAGATAGAATTAAAAATATTCATAGTAAAGCTGAATTTGATAATGGTTTGGGTTTTCATTTTTCTGGCAATACAAATAATTATGAAGACGATATGGGTATCATTTTGGATTCACTTTTTAATGTGGCACAAATACCTGCATTACCAGCTGACTTGAAAGATAAAAAGAAAATAAATCTCAAAGAAGCCAAACTAAAAATTAGTAAGAAAATGGGTACAGTAAAAGATTTATTTGAGGAAATCGAAGACTCACTTTATGATAAAGGACTGATTGATTTAGACGATGATGATTTCCAGGATGTTTGATAAATTTGATAGATTTTCTTTATTTTTGATAAAAATCTATCAATAGTTTATCATTATGATATGAACTTAGAAAGTATGCCAGGTAGAATCTGTACTAATTGTTTAATTGTAGGGTTTTATGCAAAGCAAAATCAATCAGACGGTGTTCATCGAATAAGGCATTAAATGAAGACAATAAAATTAACAGAATGGTGTGCAGAGAAATCGATAAATTATTTAACTGCATATAGGTGGTTTAAAGCTGGCAAGTTTCCTGAACATGCATATCAAACAGACTCTGGAACTATTTTGGTTGAAGATACTGATAATGCAAAACAAATTGAAGACAATAACAATGCAATGGCTGTCTTTTTAAAAAAGACCGTTGAGTTTAGTAAAAATAACTCAACGGTGGAAGATTTCGCCGCTTATGTAATATCTACTTTTCAATTAAAAATTATTGAAACTCTTGTTTCTGAAAGCCCTCTTTATTCAAAAAATAAACCAAAGACGGAAGATATTCAAAAACATTTCCAAAAGTTTATTCCTGAAAAGAATTCAATTGATCATTTGAAAATGATCAAATCTCTAATTAAAGATAATCCTAATGGTAATTCTGACGGTCCCGCCGCTAAGTTTTTAGCAGACGATTTAAGAGAGGATTTATCAGAGGCTTTTTTTGATTTAGATTCGGACCATGTTTTTTCTAAGGCGCCAACAATACCATATCAAGGTGTTGTAGCCGCCGCTGCCGAAGGTGTAACAGCTCGAAACGTTGAATTTGTGTCAACTCCACAACAAACCAACTATACCGGCTCTACCGTTGCTACTTCCTTCGGCAACAATTTTTCTGAAACCTCATCTGCATTAAGTGCAGATAGTTCTTTTTTAAGCAAGATTAACAATGATATTGGTTCATTACCAATTGTTAATTCAGTAGATCGTATAGGATTTACTCCCCCAACCGCTCCTGCACTTCCTAAGCGTAGAGGCAGAAAACCATCTAAAAAATCTGGAAGTGAACAATGAAACTTGTTAGTAATGTTAAAAATAGTGTTAGTAATGTTAAAACAAATTTTCATGCTTTAGCAAATACTATAAAGTATTATTTTTACTATGCCCCTATAAGATTTATTATGCTTAAATATTATAAGCTATATGAATTAGTAGCTTATAAATTATTGTCAATCACTACTACAATGGTAAGAAATCTTATTATTCGTCAAGGAAAAAATCCAGACTATGTAGCTCCTCCAGTTTTCGTACAAGTAGAGCCTTCTATAGATGATGTTTTTAATACTCCTAAAAGAAAATCACTTAATGTTCCTTATGTTCCATCATGGGTAAGAACATCATTTAGAACAATATCAGAACATCCTGTTTATAAAAGTAGGGTTAATTTAAATCTTCAACCTAATAGAATGCCCGTTACTTCGTCAGTAATTCCAGCAGCAGCGTCTAGTTCATTTTATTCAAATACGGTTGCGCCACTTACCGTAGCATCAGTTATAGATAGTAACGTGCCAAAACGCAGAGGCAGAAAACCTTCTAAAAAATCTAGGAATACACCATGAACTTAAATTCTTTAAATAAATTTCTTAATAAAAATCCAAAGTTACTTTCTAAATATATTAGTGTAAGTATGACAGTAATTGGCACTGTATTAAAACCAATTAATGCCGTAATGAAACACGCATTAGTAGTTCAAGGAATCGATCCTGCCACTAATCCTGGTGAAAGACAAAGAAAAGCATTACTGGCAGCGCTTGATAAAGACTTAAACAAATTACATTCTAAAGATTTTGATGATGATTACGATTTCTCTTGGGCAAAAAAAGCTTTAGGCGTAACTAATGATAAATTAGTTGACTTACATCTTACCAGGGAGTCATTTAAAAAATTAACGAATCTTAATGATATGCAGGATAAGCCAATTCCTTTTGAAGTGCAACCAGCTCCCGTTATGAAAGAAACAAGACTATATGCAACTACAGAGGAAAAAGAAGTTAAAGTTGATGAGCCAAGCCGCCCAACTAAATTTGTAGTTCAACCAGATTCTAAACCCATGCCACAGTTTAATACGCCTTCTTTTAAAGAGGCAGTAGAAACTCTTAAAAAATATGCAGCTATATTGGCTAAAGAGGATCTTGATGAAGAAGAGCGTGGTGAGACACAAGAAAAATTAAATACTGCTGGGCATCATGTTCTTGAATTACAAAGAGAAAAACACAAAGAAAAACTTGAAGAAGAAAAAAAAGACGCTGCCGAATATAATCTTTCAAGAAAACTTCCAAAGCTAATTGATACTTATAGAAAAGGCAGCTTTAAAAGAGTTGATAAAAAGAAGGAATAATGCCTATTAGACCAGTATCGTCTTATTCCGATAGGGGAAAGATTAAAAATTTAAATAATCTTCATGAAAATGAAGTGCCATTTACAAGTATTGAATTACGTTTAAAAGAGTTATACACCTACGCGCACACACATGCAGATACAAATTTGTTAAATTGTTTGGGTTTTATTACAACAGATTATATTAATGAAAAGAATGCATTGCCATTAAGCGTATATCGTTTACGAAAGATTGTAGCTGATATAAGCAATAGGTCAGATAGTAAAATTTTGGAAATGAAACAAAATCTAGATAATTGTTTCTTTGGTAACGAGGAGCACTGTTTGGCAGTAGTAAAGTCTGAAAGCCGCCAACGTGAAAGCTTTAAAAAAGTTGCTAGTGCCGATCGTTCACTGGATTTAAATAGTAAGCGCAGCTTTAGAAGAGTGAGTTAAATATGGAATGCATCTCATGTAAAGTAGAAATTAATCCTAAATGGACCCACGCAATTGATATTAATATATGTCCTTTTTGTGGTGAAGGAATCATGGAAGAGCATTTGAAAAATTTGCTAACTTCTCTTCGTGAAACTATGCTTAAACTAAAAGATTACCCAGATCAGGTTAATGACTGGATGTTATCTAATTTTAATTTTATAAAGACAGATTCCCCAAAACTTCCTGATTTCTTGCCAGAAGAATATGTTAGAGAGCTTAAAAAAGTAGAAGCTGAAAAAGATTTTGTTGAAAGAAAACAATTTACAGTTAAGGTGAAAACTGAGGCTGGCGAAGAGGATATTCTTGCTGAAAAAATTCAAACAGAAGATAAGACAAATGATTTCTTTAAAAGGGCAGAAGTCGTTAGACCAAATAACGACAGACAACCAGGAGGTCCTAAAGAGCAAGAAAAAACATTTTCCTCTGTCAGCGAAAAAACTAGACATCTTAAAGATCTCAAAAAACAAATTGAAAGAGAAGGCGCTCCAGCCATCACGAATGAAGAGGGGCTGGCTGCTATGATTAATCCAAATCATTTAGATAGTGCAGATCCAGAAACAGTAGCGAAAATGCAATCATTATTACATGATGGTGGCGGCGAGGTAGCATCGTCTCTTGGCGCCGGCGATGATGATGACGCGATCCCTTCTGTCGTAATGGCTATGGCAAATCGTGCGAAAGGCAAGGGCGGAAATTCTAACGCTGATATAGCTAAGTTGCAGCAGATGCACGACAGGGTAGCAACATCCCGCGAAAATTTTGAAAATGGAACAAATCGTGGATCTAAAGGCGGCGGGTTTTCTAGAGCATAAAGAAAGTTTAAGATATGCCACTTATAGTTATTGATAATAAAAGAGTTGATTTAACCAATGATGAAGAATTAATGTATCGTAAGATTGTTCAATCTTATACTACATTAACTAATAAAGGCGAAGATTTATTTATTGATTTATTTGAAACTGACAATAATGGTATTATTATTTTTCTAAAGCCACCACATATTAGACAGACTTCGTTTGAAGTATTTTTATTTTTAATGTCAATTTTTCAGCACCAACATCTTCGACTTATGCATGCCCAGGTTGATGATATGTGCGCTCAGGTAAAAGAAAAGTTTAAGGATAAGTAATACTATTTGTCGAGAAAAAGTTCGCGCTATTATATATTAGAGTAAGGAAGACGATATGACCCAACAAGTAAGACTTGGTGATTTTTTAGGTACTGCCAATGAGGAAGATTTTGCATCTTTCGATATGACAGAAATTCAACAAGTGTTGGAAAATCTTAGAGAAGTTGACGCAATTGATTTATCTCACGCTGAATTATTACAACAACAGGCTTTAAGAGCTGCGGATATATTAACAGAGTATCTATGTAAGATAGTTAAGACACTAGGCTATTTAGAAACAAAAGTAAGTAGTACAAAGAATAAAGTATCCTTGGAGTACAAAGATCCTGACGGAGCTAGAACGACATTGGATATGAAAAAATGGGCAGCAGATGTATCGCCCGAAGTAGAAACAGTACAAAACAAATTAGCAGCAGCCAAGGGAGTAAAATTACTTCTTGATAAAAAATATGACATTTTAATAAAAAGTCATCATCATTATAAAGATATTGCGGCGGGTCTCAGAAAGACGGTGCTTGGTTATAATCCAGTTGCCAGTGAGAAGTTTCCCGAAGGCTACGAATAAACCGGAGATAAAATGTCGAAAAAATTAGATGCGTTCTTTAAAAGTTATGCCGATTCAGAAGAGCAATTAGATTACAAAATGGCTCACGAAACAGTGGGCGAAAGAGTTCCGGTTATTTCTACTGGCTCAATAGCATTAGATGATGCTCTATCTTCTGGTGGCTTACCAAAAGGAAGATTGATTCAGTATTATGGACCGCCAGGTTGCCACGTAAAAGATCAGTTAATAATGCTATCTAATGGTTCTACTAAAAAAGTTCAAGACATTACAACTGACGATATCCTGCTAGGACCAGATGGAAAACCTAAATTTGTTTTAGGCTTAAAAAGAGGAACTGGAGAAATGGTAAAAATTTCTCCAACTAAAGGGCAATCTTTTATTGTTAATAAGGATCACATTTTAACTTTATCAAAACATAATAGACCACTTAGAAGTGGTAAGTTATCTAAGAAACCTAAGTTTGAATTAATTGATATTTCTGTTAAATCATATTTAAAACTGAGTAATAACAAAAAGAATTCACTTAAATTGGTTAGATCTGGCGCTATTACTTTTGATAATAATCATGGTGATTTTGCTATAAGCCCATATTTATTGGGCGTGCTAATTGGCGATGGCGCACTTCAAAGAAGCGTAGAATTAACTTCAGCCGACTATCAGATAGTTAAAGAATTTGAATTATTTACTGTTAAAAACAATTTAAGGTTTGTAGAAAAAAAATCTTCTAATGCTGGAAAAGCAAAAACATATTCAGCCAGCGGCACAAGATTTAAAAAGAATATTATTCATGACATTATCTGCGATTTGAAATTAAATGTCAAGTCTGGTAATAAACATATCCCACATGAATATAAAACCGCTTCTATTCAAGATAGGCTAATGATGTTGGCTGGACTTTTAGATACTGATGGGCATTTATCTTCAGGCTGTTTTGATTTTATTTCTAAATCAAAACAATTATCCGAAGATGTTGTTTTTATTTCACGTAGTGTGGGGCTAGCGGCATACTTAACAGAATGTGAAAAATCTGCTTATGAAGGACATGTGGAGACTTATTATAGAGTATCTATAAGCGGACATTGTTCTGTTGTGCCAACTAAGCTTGTTAGAAAACAAGCTGCCCCGCGCAAGCAAATTAAAGATGTTTTGCACACGGGTTTCACAATTGAAGATGTGAATATAGATAATTTTTATGGTTTTACTTTATCAGGTGATGGTCGTTATTTGCTGGATGATTTCACAATTACACATAATTCTGGCAAAACTCTCATGGCAATGATTGCTATGATGGAGGCTCAGAAACAAGATCCAACTGCTCAACAAATGTTTATTGACGCAGAGCAAACTTTCGATCCAAATTGGGCAGAAACTCTGGGAGTTGATACTTCAAAAGTAATTCTAGTTGAAGGAGATATGGCGGCTAACGGTCGTAAATGTTTTGAAATGTTACTTGGTGTTCCAAAAGAAGATAAAAAACATATTTTGGCAGGTAAGTCTAAAGAAGGTTTATTTGATAAGATTGTTAATGGCGAGTTCAATATTAATATGATTGTACTTGACTCTTTAGGATCAATTATTCCGCCTGGTGAAGATACATCTGCCATTGGTAAGATGAATATGTCTTTACTTGCAAGATTCCTTACAACTACTTTCAGAAAACTAACATTAGAAGTTAATAAGGCTCAAATTCCATTTATTATTATTAATCACAAGAGAGACTCTTTTGATATGTATGGTCCAGATCATACATTCTCTGGTGGTAATACTTATGCTCATACATTAAGCGCTAACGTTTATTTTGAAGCGGTTCAGCGTAAAGATGATATGATTGTTGACGAAAAAGAAAATAAGGTTGGACACCCTCTTAGAGCTACGATTGAAAAATCTAAGTTTGGACCATGGCCACGTAAATGTGAATTCAAAATCAATTTCGGAATTGGTGTTATAGATAAGCAAGAAGAAATTGCAACCCTCGCTTTAGAGTATAATGTTGTAACTAAATCTTCAAGCGTTTCTCATGAATATGGAGATAAGACTTGGGTTGGTTATCCAAAATTCTGTGAAGGAATTAAAAACGATCCTGCGCTTGCGGCAGAATTAACATTAAAGATTGGTCAGGCTCGCGAAGCAAAACAAGAGCAAAAAAGACAAGAGCAAAAATCCAAAAGACAAGTAGTTGAAGGTCTAGAGTCAAATCTAGTTGCTTCTATTGAATTAGAAGATAATGTTAAGAAGAGTAAGAAAGGCAAGTAATTATGTCAAATGATAATAAGGATTTTGCAGTAAATGCAGTTGGGCAGGTTGGTTTGCCTTTGGGCGCCATGCCCGTTAGCAAAAAGCCATCTTATTTAATTACTTTGGAAGGCAGCGGCGCAAAACCTAAAAATTTACGTTTTATTACTTTAGATAAACCAGAATTATTGCAAGGATTTGTTCAGGTTAAAGGCGTTTATTTAGACGAGTCGGAAGACGAAATATTAAATAACGTTTCAAGCATCTTGACTTCAATTAAAAAAGAATTAGTTTTAGAGGTGTTGTTCCCGTGGCATAAAATTTGCAACATCAGGAGCCTCGTTTATAACGCAATAAAAAATCAAACTTTAGTTAGATAAATGTAAGAAAGAGAGCATTAAATGGTATTAAATAAGAAAAGAAATAGTGAAAGAAATGCAGTAAAAAACAGCGTAGATAGTGTTGTTTTAAACGGTGTTCTTTCGGTGGTAGAAAGAAATAATAAGAGCGCGTGGATAGGAACGATGACTGATTTGAATTCTGCTTTGGCTCGTGTGTTGGGCAGAAAAAAATCGGTAGTTTTACCAAAATCAGCAAGCTCTCTTAGAGTTGTATTAAATAGAATAGCAAATAGAATAAGAAGCAGAAGCGTGGGTGTTCGATTTATTCGTTCATCTGATCATAGTAGAACTCGTTACGTAAGATTTACACAATAATGTGTTGATGGAAATAACGGCAGTTCAGTTAAAAAGAAAAGTACATAGTTGTACAATAGAAAATAACATTAGGAGATCAATATGAGTACATTTGGAGAAGTTTCGTGGAATGATGATGTGTATGGCGGTTCTGATAAAAAACAGACTAATAGTAAGGATTTGTTTTTAAGATTAGAAGAAGGCTCTAATGAGCTGAGACTTATTACTCAGCCTTTTCAGTATTTGGTTCATAAGCATAAGAAAGAGGGCGATCCTGGCTTCGGTCAAAAAGTTTCGTGTAGCGCAATGCACGGTACCTGCCCGCTTTGCACCGCTGGCGATAAAGCTAAGCCCCGTTGGTTGCTTGGTGTAATTTCTCGCAAATCTGGAACTTACAAAATTCTTGATATCTCTTTCGCGGTGTTCTCTCAAGTTCGTAAACTTGCGCGCAATACTCAACGTTGGGGAGATCCTACAAAATATGATATGGATGTGGTAGTTGATAAGCAAGGCGGCGCAACGGGGTATTATTCTGTTCAACCAATTTCTAAGGAACCATTATCTGCTGCTGATCAAAAGATCAAGGATGATATTGATTTTGATGATTTGAAGCGTAGAGTAACACCACCAACCGCTGATATTGTACAAAAGAGAATTGACAAGATTAATGGAGTTGTACCCGATGATACTGTTGCTGCAACAGGCAGGGTAGTGGCTGTAACTGTCAATACTTCAACCAATACTTCACCTGTCAGTATGACTGATGATGATGATGAGTTGGGAAACGCATTTCCATCTTATGACGAAAAGTAGTCGTCTTAAGTTTCTAACAACTTAATATTGAAAAGCCGAGAACCACAAATTCTCGGCTTTTCTTTTATAATTAGCATGTATATAGAAATAAAAATAATTCAAAAATATAAAAAAGACGGTTCATTAAGTAAATATAATAACACTTTATATGTTATATCTTGCGATGAGTGTTTGATTTATTTTGAGATTAATTCTATTAATAGAAAGAACAATAAGCGTCATTTTTGTTCACTTTCATGTATGAATAAATCAAGTAAAAGTGGTATCTTATTAGAAGATAAGAAAATTACTAATATTAATAAGTTTGGCTCAGAATTTGCGACACAATCAAATATAGTTAAAGACAAAACCAAAGTAACTAATTTAGAACGATATGGATGCGAAAATCCATTACAAAATGATATTATTAAAAATAAATCAAAGCAAACTTGTATTGAGAAATATGGAGCAGATAATCCACTTAAAAACAAAGAGATACAAGATAAAAGAAATAATACTATTCTTAATGTTTATGGTGTTAAGAACATCTCTCAATCAAAAGAAATTAAAGAAAAGAAAAAAATTACTTTAATAAAAAATTATGGCATATCATCTACTTTTCAGCTTGAAAGTTCCAAGAAAACCATATTAGACAAATATGGAGTTTCACACATTATACAATCCACAGAGATACAAGATAAAATAAAAGCCTCTAATATGATTAGATATGGAGTAGAAAATGTTTTTGCAAATAAATATATCCAAGAACAAATCAAAGTTTCAAATATTGAAAGATATGGTTTTGAAAACGTATTCTGTAATTTAGATATTCAAAAGAAAATATATTCCACCAATATAATTAAATATGGTGTGGGAAACCCCGCATCAAATGAAGAAATTAAATCTAAAATATATTCCACTAATTTAAAAAAATATGGATTTAAAAGTCCAATGCAATCAGATGTTGTTAAATCTAAATTGGATTATATTGATATTGCAATTAAAGGACATCAAACTAAAAAGAAAAACGGCTCTTATGGTAAATCCAAAGAAGAAGATAAGCTATATGAAATGTTGCTTAAATACTTTCCAATAAATGATGTTTTGAGACAGGTTTCAGTTAATACTTGGAGCATTGATTTTTATATTGTATCAATAGACACTTATATTCAGTATAATGGATCTTATTATCATGGATTAAATCGACCAATTGAAGTAATTAAATCTTCTTCCAAAGAAATAGATAAAAATATTTATAAAACATTTTTGAGAGACTATGTTAAAAAAGAATATTTTACTACACATAACATGAATTTAGTCGTTGTAACTGACGTTGAATTAGGTGTTATATATGCAATATGAGTAAAACCGTGCTAGGATTCGATATAAGTTCTGAAACAATAGGTTACTGCATATTAGAAATAGATGAGCAGTTAGGGACTACTAAGTATATAGATATGAATTATTTAAAGCCATCTAAAAATGGATCTTTAATGGAACGTATTGTAGATACTAGAGATAAAATATTAGATATTGTTAAAAAGATTAAACCAGATTATATTGGAATTGAAGATCTTATCAAATTTATGCCAAAATCAACTGCAACAACAGTTGTTGTATTAACAACATTTAATAGAATGATTTGTTTATTATCATATGATTATTTGGGTCATCATCCAGAATTATTTAATGTTATGACAATTCGTCATGGATTAAAATTAAATAAAATTTTACCAAAAAAAGAAGAAATCCCAAATCTTGTGGCAAAACATTTAGGAATTACATTTCCTTATATTTACAAAACAAGCAAAAAAAAAGGTAAGACCGTAGCTCCAGTTAGTGAAGATATGGCAGATGGAGTTGCCGTTGCGTTATATTACGCCTTCGTACTAACAGGCAAAGTGAAGAAAAAAAATCCGAAAGCCAAGAAATCCAATGTAAAATCATAACTAAATGAGTAATAATAAATTTTTGAGACCACTTGACGCAATTGTAAACATTAAAAAAATCCAACAGGATATTTCATGAAATTAAATGAAGCTTATAACATTATGGGATTGTCGCCCACTGCCAACGCCGATGAAGCAAAGAAACAATATAGGAAATTGACCAAGGAATTTCATCCAGATATAAATAAAGATCCAGGCGCTGAGGCAAAGTTCAAACAAATTAATTCGGCGTATGAAAAAATTCAATCTGGTCAAGATGAGCCAGAGGGATTTAATCCATTTGAACACACCAGGCAGACTGTTCAGGTTCAAAATATTCCAATCACTATAACTATTTCATTTAAAGAGTCTGTATTTGGATGCGTTAAAGAATTAAAATTTAAAAGATCTAGTAAATGCGCCAATTGCAATGGACAAGGTGAGGTGCAAATTAATAACGGATGTACATCATGTGGAGGGAGAGGACAGTCTGTTATTAAAAGTGGTAATTCTGTTTTTATACAAGCCTGTCAAGCCTGCAAGGGAAGATCTGCTACAAAAGCATGCGTTACTTGTAATTCAAACGGAACCATTCAGGCTGAAGCGACAGTTAATGTCAATATTCCAGGAGGGATTCAAAATAATAATATTTTAAGATTACAGGGTATGGGTAATTATTATGGTAATTTTATGATGTTTGAACAAAGCTCAGACGTACATTTACACGTCACTGTGACGCACGAGCCCGGATTATCAATCAATGGAAATGATGTCGTGTCAATAATAACATTATCTTTATCTGAAGCATTGCAGGGTTGTAATAAAGAAGTTAAAACCGTAAATGGAAATAAAACAATAGAAATAGTTCCATTATCTCGACATCGAGATGAGGTTAGTATTCCAAAATTTGGTGTAAATCAAATTGGCGCCCATAAAGTCATATTAGATGTTCTATACCCTAAAGATACATCTAAATTAATTGATTCTTTGAAAGAGAGCGAGACCTAATGTTTAGCATGCCATGTTCAAATAAAGGCTGCGGTAAATTGCAAGAACCCTATTTAGATCCAAAAACAGATAAAGTATTTTGTTCATTATGTGACGGTGAAATAAGTAATATCACACATTTTGCAAAAATGCAAATGAAAACTTTAAAACAATATAAACAGAAAAAGACCGTTTCATTTGCGGTTAAGTGCCCTAAATGTGGAAAAGAAGACCGTCCTAAAGTTATCGCTAATGATATAATTTGTGCTAATTGTAATAAGCCGATGGATCATTTAAGTGAACCATTCAAGATTATGTTAAAAGAAAAGCTTAAGACAGTTAATCAAGACGTATAAGAAAGTTATTAATATGTTAGATAAAATTATTGAGTCCTGTCAGTTCTTATTAAAAAATTTTCCGGAAGCTCAGGACTGTAAATCTTATTTAGATAATCGTTTAAGCAAAGAAAGCCAAGACAATTTTCAATTTGGATATTTCCCCACTTTAAATAAAATTAAAGTATTAACGGATCTTATTGGCGAGAATACGCTAAGAGATATGAAATTATTCTATTCTAAAAATTTAGAAGATTCCTTTGGTCCTAGACAAATTAATTTTTCCTATTTTGATAATTATCCATTAATTATGCCATTTAAAGATGCTTATGGAAAAATAGTTGGAATAGTGGGAAGAACTGACTTGTCAGAAAATGAAAGACAAAATAAAAACATTGCTAAATATAAGAATACTGCATTTAAAAAAGGTAATTATCTTTTTGGATTATTTGAAAATAAACAATCTATTATAGAACAAAATTGCGTTTATATAGTAGAAGGTCAATTTGATGTTATAAAAGCAAATGAAAAGGGATTTAAAAATATTGTAGCATTAGGAAGTGCGGGCATGACTATATATCAATTATCTGTCATTAGCAGATACACTAATAACATATTTTTGTTATTAGATAATGATGAAGCCGGTGAAAAGGGTAGGAAATGCATTATTGATAAATTTGGTAAATTGGTCAATATTCGTAATTTTTACTTGCCAGATGGTTATAAAGACATAGACGAATACTTATCAAGTAATAAATATGAGGATCTCTCTTTTATCGTTAAAGATTAAATTGTTCAGATAGTTATCAAAATACTTAACTATGTTATATGACGTTTGGGGTCGAATGCATTATATTTATAGAATAACTAACATAGAAAATAAAAAAGCTTATATCGGACAAACAAATAATCCAGATTTGCGTTGGTCACAGCACAAATCAAATGCTAAATATAATCGAGGTCAGCAAGTTATTACTCGTGCCATTTCTAAATATGGAGTAGATAAATTTGAGTTTATTGTTATAGCAAGCTGCTTAACACAAGCAAATGCTGATAAATTAGAAGAAATAATCATAGCACAATATGATAGCCAGAACTTTATGAAAGGTTATAATGTAGATGCTGGCGGAAATACTACACCGAGAACTTTAGAGATCTTGCGAAAGATTTCAGAAGGACTTCAAAAATATTATGAAACACATAGTAATTGGAATAAAGGAAGAGTGTTAACCGAAGAGTGGAAGAAAAAAATTTCAGAATCTCATATTGGGTTGATAGGAACTAATACTGGAAAAACTTTTAGTGAAGCATGGAAGAAAAATATGTCTGCCGCTAAATTGGGTAAAGTTTTTTCTAAAGAACATATTAAAAATTTATCTAAAAGTCATTTTGGAAATATTCCATATAATAGAAAGCTTACTTTTGAAATTGCAGAACAAATAAGAGTAGAGTATGGTTTGGGAAGTATTACTCAAAAACAATTGGGAGTGAAATATGGGTTATCGCAAAGCACCACGTTCAGTATTCTTAAAAAACGAACTTATCTTAAATAATGGAGGAATATGAATAAAAGGCAAAATCGTTCAGACAAATATCAATACATTTTACTCGAAACTGTTTGCTCTAATGATATGATGGCAGCGTTCTGTAATGAGGATAGTATCTGTCACAGACTCAATCCTTTCGAATATAATGAGTCATTAATCGATTTAGAAGACCAATTAAAAAAAGAATTTTGGAGAGTCGTAGATACTCTATTGACATCAAGACAAAGAGAAGTTATTAGGCTTTATGCGGACGGCTATACCCAAATGGAGATAGCTAAGATGCTAAATGTTAATCAATCGAGCATAACTAAAAGTTTGAATGGTAATGTAGATTATAAAAATGGCAAGCGAATATACGGCGGTGCTAAAAAGAAAATAAATAAGATCATACAAAGTGATGATAAAATAATATCAATTCTCCAAAAGATGGAAGAGCTTCGAAATGAAAAATGGTAACCGATGATCTGTCCCATTTATTAATTAATAAAATTAATAACAAAGTTTACGTAGGGCAAACTTGGCTACCATTAAAAAATAGAATGGGCGACGCGCGCGAGCAAGATATTCTTCAAGCATATAAAGATGGTCAAATAATTGCTAATATAGTAAGTATTTTTAATACAGGGAGGGCGACTATATATAGGATTTTAAAAAGAAATAATATCTCTAGCAAAAGAGCATATAATGACTGGCAGGGCAAAGAGCACACAGAAGAAACTAAGAAAAAGATGGCTGAAGCCCGAATCAAGTATTGGGCTAATAAAGAGTTAAAAGACATATCTTGAAAGGACTTCTCTTTCTTTTGATAATAAAATGAGCTTTATGGATACGGTTTCGTCTAAATAAAGTGCAAAACATTATCAATATTCATCTATCTATGATAGGGAACATTCTGTTAACGGGAGACGTAATGTCAAAAAACCATATCGATTACTCAGGTTTAGAAAATAAAATCTATAAAAAAGCCTATAGATTAGCAGATGTTAAGGATCAATTAGAGGTTATAGCATTTGATATTGTAAAATTTAAGTCTGGCGATAAAGGTGCAGATCTTTGGCAAGTACAAGATGCTGCAGATGGACAATACATTGTTGCGCTTTATGACAATGAAGACGCCGATGTAAAAGTTTCATCTCCATGGGAAGTCGCAGTTAGCAAAACTGCGAGTACACTTCAGATTTCTTATAAAGGAGATCCGATTGTTAGACTTGCATCTTCTAAATTAGGCATTCCATTTGCAGAACTACATAAAGCCGAATCATATTTACCAGAGAAATTAGCTGGTAATAAAAAGTTAGTTAAAGCTTTATTAAATGAACTTAGTGAATCAGCTAAACAAGAGGTATTAAGCAAATACCCTGAATTATATTAATTAGAATAGGTGTTTAATGAGCCTCGATAAAATGCAACAACTAGTAAATTCTCTAGCTAAATCAGTAGAAGACAATCAAAAAATTGCCACACCAATTCTAGCGGCAAAGTTGGCAAATGCGGTTGACGCCTATCCAGGCGATCAAACGATTGGCGCTATGTCTAGAGTTATTGGTGGCTTAGCCACTCATAATACTACTTTTATTAGCAGAGCTGAGCTAAAAACTCTTTATACAAAATTATATTCTCGCAATACAAAATTTGCAGAATTATTTCAAGAAGAATTAGGTCTTCAGCCAGAAGTAGCTAATGTTGCTACCATACAGCATGATGAAGGCGTAAATCTTAATTCATATGAAGTGGCTGATCCTGTTTTAGCAAATGCCCTTAATAGCGTATTTGACAAACATTTACCAGTTAAAATGTACTCACAGCCACTTGCTGATAAAGCAATGGCATCTGTTGGATCTACTTTAGATTCTTGGAATTTAAAACCATCGTCTTTAAAAGTTAATGATGGCAGTGATAAGTTTTTAGTTATTCAAGCAGACTACGAAACTCCAAAAGGAATAACAAGCTTTTATGTTCCAGTTGAAGTTCGCAATAATGCAGTGGTACAAGCATCTGTATTTATGGGAAATTCTGGTCCACAAGAATTAAATCATACAAACATTAAGTCTTATATAAAATCTTTTGCCGGAAGTAACTTAAAAGTTACGGGCGCAGGAATTTTAAGCGTTCTTACTTCTGCGGCTTCTGAAAAAAGAGAAGTTAGTGATACAGAACTTGCATTAATAAGACTGAATACTACAAGACAAGGTAAATCTGAATTTTTTGCCGGAGGCATCGTTGGACAAAAAGTTGCGGAGGCATCTGTTCAAGATGTTCAACTTCCAAAATATGATGAATTCGTTTCTTTTGAAAAACAATTTACTTCAATTTATGGACAAGCATCATTGCAATTTGGTTCAGATAAAGTTAAACTTGCAAGCGATCACATTGCTCGCGAATTAACCGGATTTGGTCATAAGAATCCACAAGTTAAAGTTACGGGAACCGATGAGAATACATTGTTTTTTGGAGTAGCATTAGATGCTGGCAAAGTTGCATTTACTGTTCCAGTTAAACTTGCTAATGGCAAACTAAGTAAACCAGGATTTATGTTATGTAACGGCTCTGTATCTACTTTTGATCAAGCTGGCATTAATGAATTATATGTTACAAATCAAACGGATTATAAAGTTGCAGCGGCTGCATCTCCAGAATATGGTAACAAGCCTAGCGACACTATTAATAATATTAGAGCAGCAGTTGCTGATGGTAATCACGCCAAAGCAGAAGATGCTCTTAATGTATTAGCAGCGTCTGGTGACGAAAAGGCATACGCATCTGGATTCCAAATCTTCTTAGAAGGATTAAATTCTGATAAAGTTACTGCAACTACCGAATGTTCTAGAATGATTAAGAACTCTACAAGCGAACACACAATCTGTAGTCACACAGGATTGCCAGTTCATAAAGTATTCCAAGATAAAGATGGAAACTGTCAGCCTCTTTATAGAAGAGGAATGGCTGAATCTTATGAAGGCGCATCATTTATGAATGCAAAGATTTTTGGATAATAATGAAAACAAATACATTATCAAGATTATTATGTGCAAAGTACCCATTTTTATCAGAGGGTGTTGGGGAAGATGTTCCTCCTAAAGCGCCACGTTCACCTGCCCCTGAGCGTGTATTGCCCGGTATTACACCTAAATTTATGTCTGAAGTAGAGCAAACAATATCAAAAGGATATAAAGACTGGGTTTTAGGGAATTATAATGCTTTTATAAGTTTTGCAAATGTAAAAGAACCAGTTTCCAAATCGTTGATGGAAAAGTTTGAAACATTAATATCTAATTTGAAACGTAGCTCACAAGAAGAGTTTGTTACAGACCCAGAACAAAAAAACGTACTTAATCAATACGCAGCTGATGTATATGAAGAAATTAATAAAATAATGAAATTTTTATTAGTGCGTATACAGGGAGATGATAATTTTGATGATAATGTATTATCATTTGTTAAAAGAACTAGGCATCCAGAAGTAAATTGGGCAGAAAATAGGAAAGGACAGTACTATACTACTGTAGTAAATATGTCATCTATTTTACATAAGCTCGGTAGCTCATTACAGATGAGACTTATTAATGAAAAAATTGTACCTTTTCCATTAATAGACGGAACAATTAAACAAAAAAGAAAAGCATTATCTAGAGACGTGCTTACAAACTTTATGTTTATTCCGGCAGCCGCCAAATTTAACATTGATAATCCAGAAGTTCTTGGAAGATTAAAATTTTATCCTGAAATATTTAGCAAAGTAACTACGTTAATTAATGCAATTAAAAGGGGCAAAAAACCAAAAGATGGTCCCGAAGTTGCAAAAGAAGCTCAAGAAATTATTGATGCTCTTAAAGCTAAGAATACAAATGAATTTGCATTTGACTCGGATGTTGATATTAAAAATCCTCAAGCAGAGCATGCCCGCATTCGCGAAGTAAATAAAAGAGTATTTGAAAAAAATAAACCAGACACTACTGTAGGTCCAGACCCTCTTTACGATACAGAGTTTGTTGCGCAAAGAAATAAAGAAGAAGCTGAAAAAGCAAGAATGCATGCAAATAACCTTAAATTTCAACAAGAAGAAGCTGCTAAAATCGCTAAAGAAAAAAAGGATTTAGACGATATAGAAAAAGACAAAACCCGTTTTAGTCAAGCAAGTTACAATAGTAAGCTTATAAATAAATATAGTAGCCTATCCTTCTCTGATTGGCTAAAGAGGAGTAGCAGATGAGAATTTCAGAAATGTTACAAGCCATTGCGTCTTGGCTGGAAAGCCCAGATAATGAAGCATTATTGCTTGCCGAATACGACGAGACTTGTTCTAAAATCGTAGCAGAAAATTGCGTATTAGCGGCTGCTCTTCTTAAAAATGCAGCAGAGCAAGTTGAAACGGTTGAGCCCCCACCAGAGTCAAATTTAACTCATGAATCAATTACTGAGCTTGCAAATATTGCCGCAGCTTTTGATGCATCAGGAGATCCTGGTTTAAAAAAGCAAGCATCTGTTATTGATGAATTATTACTTACTATTGCTGCCCCGCCAAATGCTTATGCAATGAGACAAGATTTACAAGATAATAGAATTGATGAAATTAAAAAGAAATATCATGGACCAACTGATTCTTTAAAAGAATCTAATAAAACAGCTGATTCTATAAAAGCTATTGAAAAAAGTAACATGACTAAGCAATATAATGTTTTAGAAGCTCCATTAAGTTCTAGATATTGTCCAGATCATCCAGGAGTTCAAATAGCGCGGATTGGTGAGCACATGTGGCAATGCGAAATGGATAAAAAAAGCTATAATTTCGAATCAGGCTATACGTTAAATAATGGCAGCAAGGTTCCAGGAGGTGCCGTTGAAGAGCAATCTCAATCTTATACCAAGCCATCTCATGCAATATTTGATACGCGTGAAGGAAGATTAGGATCGAATAGATTTTAATTCGTCGCTATATATCCTACATAGGAAGCTTATGCCGGCATTTAAAACAACAAAGCAGTTTATTCAATCTGCCACTGAAATTCATAAAAATAATTTTTCTTATGATAAAACAGAATATATTTCTAGTAAAGAAAAATTATATATAACTTGCAATTCCTGTAATAATAATATTTACATACGAGCGTCACATCATCTTAATGGCGTGGGTTGTAGGAAATGTTCTACAAAAAATAGAAGCATTTTACAAACAAAGACAACTGCAGAATTTGTCAAAGAGGCTATTTTTATTTATTCAAATCATTATAATTATGATAAAGTTATTTATATAAAAAGCAATAAGAAAGTTAAAATATATTGTAATATACATCAAGTATTTTTTTATCAAACGCCAAATGTCCATCTTTTAGGAAGTGGTTGCAGAATATGTGCAAATGAAAATATAGGGATTAAAAACTCTAAATCAATAGAAGATTTTATTGATCAAGCAAAAATTTTACATAAAAACAAGTATTTATATCATAAATCTATTTATAATCATAGCCTTATTCCAATAGAGATATTTTGTGTTAAATGTAATTTATTTTTTATGCAAAAGCCCATACATCATTTAACTGGTTCTGGCTGCATAAATTGTGCAGAGCAAAATAGGCTTAAATCTATATTAAAAACAAAAGAAGAATTTTTAAAAGAAGCTATAGGTATACATGGTTCTAAATATAATTATTCTAATATAGAGTATAAAAATACGACTAAAAAAATAGATATTTGCTGTAATAAATGCAAGATTTATTTTGAACAAGAGCCTAGATCGCATTTGAGCGGAAGCGGCTGCCCTCATTGTAGCAATTCAAATATTTCAAAAATAGAAGTGTCTTGGTTAAATCATTTAAATATACCACAAGAATATCGTCAAATTAGTTTAAAAATTGGTAAAATTTGTATTAAAACAGACGCTTATGATCCAGAAACTAATACTGTTTATGAATTTTATGGTGATTATTATCACGGCAATCCTAAAATATATAATATTTTTAATATAAATTTAACAGTTAAAAAAACTTTTGGTGAGCTTTATAAATGTACTATTATTAGGGAAAGTCTAATAAAGCAGGCTGGTTATAATTTGATATCTATTTGGGAGAATGATTGGAAAAATGAACAAAAACGCATTACAAAAGATAATTTCACATCCCGATAAAGATGAGATAATTTCTAAATTAATTATAGGATTTCCAGCAGATCA